TGACCGCGCTCTTCTGTATTTCATCAGTTAGTTTGTCCTAAGTAGGGTAAGTAGCAAAAATCAAGATTTTACCCTAACTTTTCTTAATACGCGCGTTATAGAGAAAGTTATAGCAAAATCCTGTTTTTCACTACTTTCTACTACTCCTCCGTCACCCCAGGGTATCTTTTTTACTCCCCGGAGTAGCTTAAGGGGTTGAAATTCAAAATTTACAGTAACTTTTCTTAATACGCGCGTACTAGAGAAAGTTATAGAGAAAACCGTATTTTCACTACTTTCTACTACTCCGGGACTACTCCGCGATATCTTTCTGAGTAAAATCCGGGGTCTCCGTGTCCTTGGAAACGTCCCACTGTCCCTCATGATTGACATAATAGTAGATGTGCCCTCTTCCCGGTGCGATCTCTTTTTCGGAACGAACATAGGCGTTTCTCGCAAGCACCCCTGTCTTGGTGAGATAATACTGCTCGCCTTTGTACGATACCCACTGTCCCGAGATCATACCACCGTCCTCTCCGATATAATACACACCGGAAGCGTCCTTAAACCATGTGTTACGAATCAGCGCTCCTGCGTTATCAAAGACGTACCAACGACCATTGATGTACAGCCACTTCCCTGCTGCTCGGTGACCGTTCTCTTCGATATAAAACCACGCGTTGCCCTCTTTCACCCAACCTGTGATTGCATTGGCTCTGTGTGCTGCACACGCGGTGTAGGCACACCAACTCACAAGCATCTGACACCACGGCTCACCGTTGAGACCATACCACCGTCCGTACTTGGTTCTGTTTCGGTTTCCGGGGTTTGCGGTCTTAATGTCTAAGCCGTTGTCGGATGCTTTCTCCACATAACCAACTTCTCCGAGTACCGTGTCGATCATTTCCTTTACAGTGCAGGTGTCCTCACCATAAAACGGGCGACCGAAACCATTGATGAGATTCTTACCGCCTACCTCACTCGGGTGGAAGGTGTACTCTTTGAGAGCCACGCACCCGCCGTCACGGGAATATCTCCCCGGAGCGGTGTTACCCTCGCCAACTTTCATGGTATACGTTCCTGTGAAGTTCTTTCTCACGGTTACCACCACTCCCACATGTGCCACTCTACCCATGGAAGCGTGATAGAAATACACAATGTCACCGTCTATCGGGATGGTGAACCAACGTCCTGCTCTTACGAACAAGCTCTTTCCTGTAGGCGTATAAGCCGTATAATCGCCACAGAGCAACTTCTGCCCCGCCTGGTGTGCATTCATACCTTTTCTCCTTTCCTTACAAGAAGAGGGGCTTGTAGCCCCTCCTGTCACTCATTGGTGATCGGGTCGAGAGCGTCCTCACTCTCCTTACCCACTCTTGCGCTGTCAATAAGGCTCTCACCAAACACAAAGGTCACGATGGAACCTGTGCCCATGATAATTGCCGCCACCTGCGCGGTCTCGTTCTGAGTAGACCCTCTGAACATCATCACGCTCGTTACAAGACCCGCGACCGCAAGCCAGAACTTTCTACTCGTAAGCTTTCTTCTCAAATTCTCAAGATTCATTTTTCTTTCCCTCCTTTGGATTGGCAAACCCATGGTTTCTTAAGTTCGCATTGTATTGTTCCCGTATATATTCAGCCATTGACTCGGCAACCCCGTTCTGAAAATCGGGATTGTTCTTGCAATATCGTGTATAAGTATCCACGTCTATCATCGCTTGGTCAAAACTGTCTTTCGAATGGGGCTGATTGTTCAGAAGTTCATCTCCGAACCGTAAGATTCTGACACGCGCCGCAATCATACGGGTTTCTTCGTTTAGTTTCGCAACCGATGTAACCTTGTCCGAGAGCGTTGAAATGCGTTTATCGATTTCCGATATTTTGTCAAAAACGTCTCTGTTCAATTCTTGTCCGAGCACCCTCGCAAGAATGGATAAAGGCGCTTTGTCTTTCGGCATGATGTGCTGTAAAGCAAGGCTTGATATGAGAACCACCCATGCCAGCGACGCCAATATGGTATTGGCGTCTATCAGTCGAGCAAGGTCATCAAATTTCAATCCTCCTCCGAACGATGAGCGTTGCTGTCTGTTGCCAAATCCTCACGTCCCATCGCCTTGAGTGCCGCCGCCACGCCAGCTTTCAGCCGCTTCGCAAGTTCGCCGAAAGTCATCTTCCCTGCGATAATCAGTTCTGCAAACATCTTGTGAATCGTCTTAATCTTGATCATCATTCTCCCTCCTGCAACGCTTCGTTGATTGCACGCATGATATCCGCCTTAAGTTCCGCTCTCATTTCGTCGCTTCGCTTGATAGCGTTCTGTAACTGCACCTGCAACGTGGCAGGCGTTTCCGACATGACAGGTTCCGGGTTCTCTCCGCTCACGTTTACAGCGTCCACCTTCATCCCGTCCGGGACTTCCAGAATCAGCGCCTCAACGTGTTCAACGTCACACTCACCCGTCACCGCAATCACGTCACCCGTGTGTCCATCGAAAATCACTGTCTGCTTCATAATCCTCCTTTCTGCTTACGCAATGAGTTCAATCTTTTCGACCTTTGCCAAGAATCTTCCGCTGTGTCCTTCCTTTCTGAACAAATTACCCACATGGATTTTCACAACGATAAACACCTGTCTCGATATATCAGAAACGGGAATCGAAATGGTAGAAACACCCTTTATTTGGTTCGAAACCTCACGAATCGGTGAGGCCGAACGGTTACCCGGAGAGCCATTGACTCTGGTCATATAAACCCGATTATCCACCCACCAATGGTCAGTAGCGTTCACAGCTTCTGTTCTCAACGTAACCTTTACTTCTCTAAAGGGTGCTAGGTCTACAGAAGGGGTAAAAGCCCACCACCAATCGTTCTTACCATCCGAACTTCCGTTTTCTCTCGGAAGTTCGTCCCTGTATGCATCTCCGACTTGCAAACGGTTCCCACTTACCTTTCCAGTAGCCCACCCCGACAAATGAGTACCGTCAAAGTGGGCATTTTCAAAAGGGACACAAGTGGCTGCGTAATCCGGCATCGTACCTTGTACACCGAGAATCGAAACTCCTGCTCGGATGTTCTGCGGTAACAGTGTCGGCGCTGGAGCCTGCGCCCACATTATGTCGGGGTTGATATACGAACCGCCGGGCATACGCATGAATACAACTCTTCCTCTTGCCCCGTAATCTCCTGCGAAAACCGTGTTCTCAAGAGCGTCCATCACACCCTGTCCACCGATATCTCCAGAGCGTACCCAACGCTGAATTGAGCCTTCGAAATTCATTCCCCACTTGCTCGTGCATCTTGCGCCCTGTAGTAGCTGTTCTCTCACAGCATCTCCCAGAGCACTTGAGGGCATCGTTACATGTGGATATCCATCGGGTCTTGTGTAATACGCAGAGCGCTGCGGTAAGTGAATCCAGAGCGTTTGGTTGTTTGTATCAATGCCAAACTCGCCGTGATTGTAGGAATACGCACCCTTGCCGTCACCGCTTCCCATCGTGTTGATAACGGCAATCTGTCCTGCTTTTCCGAGTACGTTGTAGCCCTGTAGCATCTTGGACGCATCAACTCCTGCCGCCTGTGCTACAGTGTCCACAGAGGCCTTCACTTCGGGTGTGCCGTATCTGCCGTTCTTGCGATATGCGCCGGGGAGCATTCCCACATGCACCAGACCATCCGAGACGGTCACGCCCGTGGTCGGCTGCTCGCCCTCACGCTCCACCATTGAACCTTCTACAAGTTCATCGTCAACGTAGGCGATTGCTCCTACTACCATGTCGGCAGCAGTAGCCGTTGCGTCATCGGTCGGTGTTCCTCCGCCAGACTGCATTAAGATTTTTCCCATGTCACACCTTCCTTATGTTCAGCACGATATCTCGCGCAGGTTTCCGATATACTCTGAAAACCAATTTACCCGCCTCAGTGATACCTGTGCCCGATGTGATAATCGAGAACGCTTTGTTGTAGGACTTCTGCTCATCGGGAAGCGCCATATCGGCAAGAGCGCTGCTGATTGTCACATTGTCGTTTGCCGTAATTCCCGCAAGCGGTACGGTCTGAGAATACGGAGCAGAATCACCTGTCCATCCGTTCGCTCTGAGTGTCACCTGTGATACGGTTTTCAATTCGGTAATCTGCGCCTGTAAATTCCCCGCTGCGTTTCCACTCAGCGTATCTCGTACCGTTGCAAACCAGGCATCGAACGCGGCCTTCTGGATTTCGGTATACCTCTCCATCGAAACCCTACCCTGCTGTTTCAACCCCTCAAAATACTCTGTAAGCGCTTGGTAGGTTTCATCACCCTTCCCCCGGAACGCCTGTTTCTGCGAATCAAAATACGCTTTGAACTCTTCGTACAGGTTCGTACCACCGTTGAGCCGACCCATGATGTGATTCAGCGCTTCGTTCATGCGGTTGGCATCTCTCGCACCGAAGAAGGACTTCTCCTTGCCCGTATATACAGTTACGTCTCGAAACGACACCGTACCGTCACTGTTATCGACTTGACTGTACTTCTTAAGCCCCTGCCAAACCGCGTCCGTGTAATCGGTAGGTAAATTCGACCACGCCATTTATAACCCTCCCTTCATTCCGAAATTCCATGTGAACATCCGTCTACCCTCACTCTCGTTCATCAACCTCTCATAGAGGTCTAAGATTGCACTCTCGAGACGATTGAGTTCTTTGAAATCCATCGTTCCGCCGTTTTCCACATAAGTGGGTACAGCACCGTAGTCACGATTAAGCGTTCGAGCGTTTATCGTCACAAGATTGCTTTCGAGACTATTTATCTCGTCTGCATAGAAATAATCTTTCGGTGTCCTATCCGCTCCGAGTGAAACAATGGTGAAATCTTCGTACATCTTGATAGCCAGTTCTCGGAGATATTCAATGTTATTTTTTATCCGATTGAAGTCAACCGCGTTAAATCTGTCACCGGTGTAAACCCCTGCGACCACACCGCCTTTCCAATCGGTTTTAGGTGTAGACCACGCCATTTATCCCCCAATCCTTCTGGCCGTGATTCTGCCAGAAAACGCCTGTTTGAAGTTCAGCACTTGGTGGGTAATCCCCACTTTCATGTCATTTCTGAACTCATTTTCTTGATAGATAATATCCGTTGTGTCCAATTCCGGGTTTCCACGGGTGTCGTATTCATACTCAACCCCTGCCGTATAATACGCTGCGAGCCATTTGGCGAGGTCGTTTGCCATTGCGAGGTCGTTAATCAGCGGATTCTTCCAAATAACAGATTTACCGGTTGTGTTGAGCGTCACCGTTGCGTGCTTCTCAATCACTCTGTACTGTCTACCTGTTATCTCCAGTTTGTGCGCTCCGCTTACGTTAAATCTCACGGTTATGAAGAAATCACCGCTCTCGACCACCTCTACACCGTGTTCTACACCGTCTAACTTCACCCTGTACCCATAAGAAGGTTCTTGGATGTAGTACGTTTCGGTCTTACCCGCAACCATCTCTGTTTCCTCGTAAATGAGGTTGTCATCCTTGGTGTTCTCTTGATATAGATAGCACGGAACAACAATGTCCTTCACAAGTTCGAGTTTCGTTGCTCTCGGGAACGACAACATGTCTCTACGATTCATGGTGAAATCGGCAACATCGGTAAGGCTTAAACTGTTCAACACGATACGGTTATTTGGTTCATCCGTCTTAGTAAATTCGATTTTCATCACATCGAAATCATCAAATTCTCTGAGAACAGTGGTGGTTTTATCTATTTCATCATGCCCCACTTGATATTCGTTTACGAATTCTTCTCCGCGATATATGCGAATGATAAATTCAGACGGTAATGTAGAACCGAACTCCAGTTTCAAACCGTAGTAGGCTCTGATTGCTTCCATCCTTACGGTGATAACCGGGTTTTCTGTGAACGTTCCGTCTGCCCCGGAAACGGCTCTGGACACGTAACCCGTGTTGATTCCCGGCGCTCCGTCCCTCTGTAAGAAGTGCATCGAAGCGTCTACCTCTGTATAGTTACCCGCAAGCGTTGCATATTCCTCTTTCGTGCTATCGTTCAGCACGTTCTCCGCTCTTGAATAACTCTCTTCTCCGTTCGTGCTAATTGTGCTTTTCGGCATGAAGTTGGACTTGATCTGTATCTTCCCATCACGCGAAATGGTTAAAACGCACCTACAGGCGTTTGCGATAATCTGCAAAGCCTCTTTATATCTCACCTTCGGTATCGGGTTGTTTGTAAACAGTGTCTTAAGGCGCGGGTCGAGATAGTACTCTTTTACCTTCACCTCTTTCAGAATGTCCTCTGCAAGTTCGTAATAGCTTCTCGCAGTTGCCCTATACCGTCCCCGTATGTACTCGCCGTCCATGTTTCGGAAAACATCTTGGCAGCGGATGATAGCGGTGTGATCGTCACTCTCCCACTCCGAGCAGAGCAACCTTGCACCCTGCACCCACTCCACATGAGGTGAACCCGGGGTCTGATACCCGTACATAATGTTCATCTCCTGCCCGGTCTCAAGGAAGTTCACCGCTGAGTTCGGGTTGTCCACGTTGAAATAATGGTCGTAGTTTTTCAGTGTTACCGAGAAATCGAACTGCGGTATCTCCGCTCCTATCGGGGAAACGTAACTCTCAAGCGTTGAGTCGATTACAGCATCGTTGTGATACACAAGACCGTAACCAAAAACGATTGAGTAAATCCGCAATCGACTCTGCGGATTCTTCATTCTGCGGAATACCATTCTCACACTCGTTGTGTTTGATAAAACTTCCTCGGTACTCCATCGTGCTTTGTCGTTGTTTCTAAACTCAAGTCGTTGCCCGGTGTTTCCGACAATGTCAAAATCCACGGGGTAGTTCTCACCAAAATCAATGGTGAAACCCTTAATGTTAATCGGCAACGAACTGAGGGAAATTGTCATTTCAAAAGGTTGTTCGGACACCAATTTGTTCGATACAACCCCTGTATCATAAAATCCTGCCCCCGCATTGCGGGGGAGGAAATACATCGATCCATCAACCCTTGTGAAGTTCTCTTCAAGGGTAGCGTAAGTGAGCGCGTCTTTTCGCTCACGAAAAACCGTTCCGTTGTTCGAGAACACCGCGAAATCACCATTTTGAATTCTTGCGTTCGCCTGTGCCTCTTGATTCATCAGACCGAAAGAAATCATTATGTATGCTCTCTCCCGGAGGGAGGATTTCATGCTTTTCTTATATGCCTTTGATACGCGCTGCATATCCCCTCCCTTACTCTCCTGTGTCGATAAGATTCACCTTACAGTTACGATAGTGTGTCGGTGTGCCGTCCTCGGTTACCCAATACGGCTCACCCGATCGGTCGCCGCAATACATACGGAGCGTTTTTCGGGTGTTGGTTACAGGGTCGTTGAATGTCACATTCACAAAGAAATCACTCAGAAGGGAAAGAATTCTCTCCCATTGTTCTGCGGTGAGCCATGCCCACTCAAGACCATCAATCTTGTACTGATCTCTCCCAACTCTCTGCCCTACCACGGCGCCGTTAGCGTCTCTCCCGCTGTCCACCACCGTGGTTACAATCACGCTCACCCCCCGCTTGCAAGGGGGCAGTTCGTGACCGTTAATTCTCAGATATGCCATAACTGCCCTCCCTTCAATCGGTGAAACGATAACCGTTAGCGTCCTTCTGCGTGGTAACCGCGTCCGTTACGGTACGGTTGCCGATTTTCACTACGGTCTGCTCGCGCTTGTCTGCCTGTCTCTTGGTATCGCTTGCGATATCCTTGAGCGTGGGTTCAAGATACTCATGGTAGAAATCACGCAGGTTACGGTAGAACACCTCATCAGAACCCGAACTCTCTCTCATTCCTTCGGTATTTTCATAAACCATGTTAGATAGAGCGTTCCTAGGGTCGAGACTCGTTGCTGTTGCTAACACCATGTTCTCGTTAATAGCAGAAGCGTTGGTGTTAATCGCAGTCACGATAGCGTTGGCGCTTGTGACCATATCTCTCGACATGGTTCTCCAATATCCACCAAACTGCGACATACCGCTGACAACGGACTCAAGCATGATTTTCCCGAGTTGGAAACGATTAATCACCTCGGTCTTACCGTTCACATGACCCACAATCTCCGCACCACTCTCTCCGGCTACGAACATCGAACCGTGCGCCCGGTTTGTACCACCCGCGTACTTCGGCATAGCTTTCCAAGAGTTTGCTGTGATAATTGCTCCAGTGGCTGCTTTTTTAATTTTCTTCGCCCGATTAGACCGAACGGGGTCTTCACTAGAATTGACGGCTGACCCTTGATTGAGTTTGTCTGTAAGACTGTTGATTCCGTTTGTAACCGCGTCCCACGCGCCTTTTCTGAGATTCACTGTAACGTCAATGTGATCTGTTCCAATCCAGTCTCTTACGCTCGACCATCCGTTTTTAACCAACGAAACACCTTGTCCGATGGTCGGTAATTCACCAATCCAACTCTGTACGGTTTGCCACCCGCTCTTAATGAGAGCAATAGCTTGTGACAGAACAGGAATGTGTCCAATCCAGTTATTTACGGTGTCCCAACCCTGTTTCACAAGGTTAATCCGCTGTGAGAGCGTGGGAATGTCACCCACCCACTCCTTGACGCTCGACCACCCGGACTTAGCGAGTTCGATTGCCTGGTCTAAGGTGGGAATCTTCCCAATCCAGTTCGCCACCGTGTCCCAACCTTCTTTAGCAAGACCTATCGCCTGTTTGAGCGGGGTAATCTTACCAATCCACCCGTTCACCGTAGACCAACCATCTTTTACAAGTTTGACGATGGTTTCAACTTTCAACCCGTCTCGGGTTTCATTTGCCCACCAAGTCTTTGCGTTCTCCCACATTTGGGGAGCGTTGTTGGTAAGACCTATTGCAACGTTGAGTTGCTTGTTGTTTTTAAGTGCGTTTTCAATCGGGTTGAGTACCGTGTTTCTTACCCACGATTTAGAATCGACAAAATTATCACCGAACCCCTTCTTAAAACTAAGCCCGCAATCCTTTCCCGATTCGCGCAACTTCTCTTCGATGCTTTTCATGTCACCATTGGTAAAGTAATCGTATACATCACCTGCCCAATTCGTGATATGTGTGGCTGCTTCGTCAAGCACTTCCCCAACAAAACCTGCAAACCCCGCGAACAGTTCGGCGGCCTTATCAAGCCCCTCTTTGATTTTGGTTTGAATAGCATCCCAATCGAGATCGGCCTTACTTACAAGACTCGCCGCGCCAACGGCTAGTAAAGCTAAACCTAACGGTAATCCAAACGGTGTGAAACAAAGTATTAAACCTAGCGGAATGAATGCTTTTTTAGCTATCTTGTAAATACCATCCAGGACTCCACCGATTTTACTCTTTATGAACTCCCAGTTCATGGCTATTCCGGAAACAATCCCAACCGCTCCCGCTGCTATGAGCGCAATACCAAACGGTAATGTTGGTGGCGAAAAGCAGAGAATGATACCAAGCGCCAGAAGAGCGGCCCCCACGGGTGCACCCAAGTCTTTTAGCACACTCTTAACTTTGTTCGTTATGTAATTCCAGTCGGGGGCAACCGCGTGTGCTAACCCTGTTGCACCCACTGCAATCAAACCCAAACCGACCGGGACGGCAGTACCACTAAGCGTCAATGCCAAACCGATACCGAGTAACGCCACGCTTGCTATGGCCTCAAGCTTCTTTAACTTGTTTTCAGTTTTTCCGGTAAGGCTTCCCCAATTAAGGGTTGCAGCAGAAGCAATACTTGTCGCTCCTGCAATCATCAAACCGATACCAAGCGGTATAGCACCACCACTGAACGCAAGAACTGCACCTACACAAAGCGCTACACCCGCTCCGACCCCGATTAGACCCATCGCTTCTTTGGTCTTGTCGGACAACTTGTTCCAGTTTAATGCTACGGCGCTACCGAGCATGGTCGCACCGGCTATCATCAAACCGATACCGAGGGGGATTCCCCCGCCACTGAACGCTATCACAGCGCCGACAGCCATAAGCGCAGCACCGATTGCACCTTCAATCAGTGACAATGCGTTTGTCAAATCTCCATTCAATGCTTTCCAGTTGATTGCAACGGCAGTACCAAGCATAACCGCTCCCGCAATCATCAATCCGACACCGAGGGGTATATTCCCATATGTGAACGTTAATATTGCACCGACTGCCAACAGAAAGCCACCTAACACCGCTGTCAAAAGTGACAATGTTCTGGCTAATCGGTCTGACATCTTGTTCCAGTTCAAAGCGATTGTCGAAACCAAACCGGCTGCACCCACTGCCATGAGAGCCACACCAAGCGGAATATTCACACCTGTTGCAACCAAAATTGTTCCGATGGCAAGTGCAAAACCACTGGCGACTGCTGTGATTTCCCACATGGCATCCTTTATCATGGCTACAATGGAGTCCACTCTTGAGGAAACAGCGTTACCAAGGAAATCATAGGTGGGAAGCGGTATATCAAAACCGCCGCCCCCTCCGACTCCTCCACCGCCGCCTCCGCTACCACCCCCTGCGGAATCGTCATCGCGAGAGATGATGTTCAACTCATCGATACCAAGCAATGCGTTTTTCAGCTTCTTTGCCGCCTTACCTGCTTTACCGAGTCCACCTGCTGCATCATCTGCGTTATCAGCCAGCGCTCCGGCCGCGCTTGCTCCCGCTGAAACACCTCCGAAATCAACATCGGGCATCTTAAATCCAAACAGGCTTGCAATGCTCTGAGCCAACAACCGTATAACCTTCGCTATTGCGATTGCATATGGTAACACCGCGTTGAGAATTGGGATAAATACAGTACCCAGTGCTCTGGAGGCTTGTAAAACCTGCGCTTTCAAGATTCTAAGCTGATTTGCCGGAGCGTTCAGTGTTCTCCCCATGTCACCTTGCGCGATAGTAACCTGTGTCATAATCGCATGGTAACGTAGTTGCGACTTCTCGGCTTGTGTCATGGCAGACACGCGTTTTGTAATACCGAGCGCCAAGGCCTCTTCCTGTAGTCTCGCAACTGAGAGATCGTAACCGAGTCTACGAAGCGGCTCGAGTTCTCCGGAGATACCAGAGGACAACTTCTTCATCGAGTCATCAAACGAAATGTTTGCAAAAGAAGATAGGTCGTAACCAAGCTGTGTGAGATTTTGAGACATTACATAGGCTTTATCGCTTGCAACACCGAAACCGGTGATAATGGTGTTGAAGATACCTTGATTACGCATGAACTCGCCGGGGTCGATACCCATCACCTCACCGACTTGCTCGGCGTATTCTTTAGCCTGTCCTGCGTACTCACCCATAGAAATGGTGAACAGGTTTACGTCCTCAATGTACTGATTGGAAACATCAACCCATCCCCCCACTTTGTTAGCAATCTTTGGTGCAATGTTTTTATATAAATCAACCAAAGCGTTTAACTCAAGGTAAGACTTTTTAGCCTTTTCGTTACCTTTAGCGACACCTTCCGTCTCCTTTGCCACACGATTCAGAACATTCGGAAGAGATTTAAATCTATTTGTGACTTTGTTTACATTGTGGGAAAGCGGGGTGAGGGTTGAGTTCAGCGATTTAATACGATCTTCGAAACTCTTCCAATTCACCTTTTGCAACCCTTGAGCGGCAACCGGGACATCTTTCAATGCTCTTATGATTGACGGCAAGCCCGAGGATTTACTAATGTTATCAAGCGATTTGAGCTTGTCACTAAGTTCGGATAGTTTGGTTCCAAATTCCGTTAGGTTAACACCGTTCAAAGAAGCAACCGCGCCTGGGAGTTTATTTAATTCCCTTATGATGGAGGCTAGTCCAGAGGCCGTGGTCACGTTTGACAATTCACCAAGACTGTGTCCCAGTTCTCTCAGAGGTTCAAAATCGATACCAACTAACGAAAATGTGGCTCCACCGAGGTTTCTAATCTGATTGGCAAGAGTGGGAGAAAGCTTAACACCGTTCAGTGCTCTAAGTTTAGCAAGGCAACCAATAAGTTTATCAACCTGTTCAATTTGTGAGACATTTGCATCACTCACAGCGCCGTTCAGATTTTTAATCTGTGTCGTGATACCGTTGAGACCCACGCCGCCTCTTGTGGCATTTTTCAAACGAGATAAAGAAGCAGAAAGGGCATCAATTCCAGAAACCGCCTGTGTTGATTTAGATTGTATTTCAAGTTCAAGTTGTTCAATCGTCACTGACACCCGTCTCACTTCCCTTCTTCGTATTTAACTCGCTTTGTACCATCTGCATCTGCATGTATCTCAACGCTCTATCAGATTGCATCTTTTCTTTCTTACGTTCCGCTTCCTCTAAATCTTGTTTGTTGATCGGATACGGCTCTTCGACATAGGGTTGCGGTTTGATTCCCTTTTTACCGAACGAACTAAACAGGGGTGCAAGGCGAGACATTGCATCGTATATATACATACCCTGCAACCATCTCTCTTGGTTCATTCGCTCTTTTCGTATTTCATCTGCTTCACGATAATACTTAACGAGCGTACAATCCCTGTTCCAATATTGCTCTTCCGTCATGCCTATCGATAAATAATAGGGGAACCTAGCATAGAAGATTTCCGTATAAGAACGGAGGGCAGAGCGACCATCGCGCTCGCCCTCCTGCTTAACGGACTTATTTACAGACGGCGAACTATTTACCAGTTCACCGTCCAGTTCACGTTTCCCTCTTTCTCGCTCGGTTCGTCAAGGAGGGTCATGATCGGCTCGTTGTACATCTCAGCGAGTTTTGTGATCAGATTCTCCTTATCGGACATTTTCGAGAAAATCTCATCGATAACTTCCTTCTTCTCGAATCTGTGATGTGCAAGGAATGCTCCCTCGAACATCATCGGAAGAACCGTCATGGGCTTCGTATCGGCATCTGCTGCAACAAAACCTCTCTTCTCCATTTCCTGCACGCTTTTACGCGTGTACTCCAGAACGTAATCCTTACCCTTGTAGGTAAACTCCAGTGTCTTTGCCATTTTGATAATCTCCTTTTTCTTTAGGTGTCCAGAGTGATAACCGAGGACGGCGCAATCGTGATGGTCATATCAACAACCTCGTTCGTGCCGCCACCGTTCGCGTAAACCGAGAGAGATCCCTTGAACTTAAACTTACCGTTGCTGCCGGTCGGAGTAAGGACACCTCCCGTTTCCGAACCTCCGAGCCAAACCGCGTACTCCTTCTCCTCACCCTCGATGGCCTTGAGAGCCTTGTAATCGTCAAGCGAATAATTCGCCTTGAACTCAAGAGCATCGAGAGACTGAATACCCTGGATGTGAGTCTGCATGTTGTCAGACAGAGTGGTAGTCTCCAACATCTCCGGTGCACCACCGAGGTCGGGGAACTCCTTAATGTCAATCAGCTTCTTCCATGCGGTCGTGTCCTTCTGCATGAGGAAACTCTTGTAGGTGCTAATAGCCATGTGTGTTTACCTCCTGTAAATTGTGTTGTCCTTGGAAACAATGGCTCTGTACCGAGCCACCATTCTATAGATTGTTGCATTACCCTCGTTCGGAACGGGGTTAAGCAGTGTTCTTGTGAAACCCATTCTTTCCATTTCTGAATCGATAATCGCCATTATCGCCTTGCACTCGCTCTTCTTACCGGCTGTCTTGTTTGAATAGACATTGGCCTCGTAGAGAACTTGTACATGGTTTTCAATCGCCCCGGAATCCCGCGTGTTTCTGTACACTTGGTTATCCGTTTCTATGAGAGACACACAGGGGAATGACGGAGGGGATTTCACATACTCTCCTGTCATATAAACCTTGGGGTACTTGTCTCTCACCATGGTGGCAACGCGTGTGAACACTTCTGATTCAATATCAATCATCCGAACACCTCCTTCGCTATTGCCACAATCTCATCACACACGACCATTACAGCCCGTGCCATTGGCATTTTGGTAGGTGTACCGTGGGTTAGTTTGAGTTCTCCGTTTTCAAAGAATCCCCAAACCTCTTTCTTACCACGCCCCTTACCAAAACCACCTATCGTCAATCCCATTTCTGCCCCACGGGGGTGAGGGGAAGTCCCGGGCGAACCGTTGTGATAAACACCCGCGCCAAACTCAACCCAAACGGCATCGTCTCCGCTCGCTATCACAGCTGTAATCGAACCTCTTGATTCTACGGTTACATCGACCTCTGCAATCCTCGCACCACCTGTAACCAGATCATCAACGATTGCTCCGTTGAAACCGTTTTGTGCTTCTTCTTTCAGCCGTTCAGCAACCCTGTCACGTAATAGGTTTGTTTTCTCAACAACCTCTTTCTTGTACGCTTCCAGTTCCTTAATTGCCCTCTCGACCTCGCTCTCAGACAATGAAAATGAAATGGTTCTCTTACCCACTTACATTCACCTTGCTGATAGCTACAGATACACCGTTGAGGCTCTTAGCCACTTTTCTCACAACATAATCGAATGGTGTTTTCACCTGTCCGTTATCGTCAGTGGCTAGAGCACCTTCGGTGTCTATCTCCGGGATTCTGTCCACCCACAACACCGTGTATTCGTCAATCGGCGGCGCGTCCCAACCCATGACAATAACCTTGTCGTAGTTCTCGGTCTCTCCAAACTGCCGTGTGTAGGTTTCTCCTTTAGCGGCAGAAATGTTTGCCGAGTATTCAATTGGGTTCGTTCTTTGAACGTCATACTCGCCTGTATCATTGCCGTACTCGTCAGTCCTAGGCGTTTTGTCTCGGTATAGAGCGTAGAAAAACTTAACCTTGTTGCGTTCCAGTGTTCTCATGCTCCTACCTCACTTCGGTATTCCGCAGCGGGGCACAACCTGTTTGAGCATAGACACCGGAACATCCGCGTTTTCATAGGTTCTCGAAATACCGTTCTCAGCGTGTACCGTCTGCCCTTCTGCACCACGTTTGTTGAGCATGTAGGCAGCGATTTCACACTGTAACGTCTCATACTCTGCGGGAACGTCCATGACACTGGAATCATACGGAAACGCCCTGTTGATGATTTTCCGTCCCGCCAAAGTGAGATAGGTGGACAGCACTGTGTCTGTGTCGTTTTTACCAACCAGTGCTTTCAACATTGTCAGCTTTTCCTCATTGCTCATGCTGTCCACCTCCGATCACTTATACCTTCTCGAAAAGACCCTCGGTCTTGGGGTTCATGGTGGTCGGGGTGACCTCCATGTAGCCCGAATCCAGTTCCTTGTAGTACTGCTTACCGCTCGTCACCGTGGTATCGTTCGTCTTGACAGCCTTACCCTTGATAACCTTAACGGTCTTGGTTGCGTCCGTAAGAGCCGGGATGTAGTACTTGCGAGACCAGATCTTGTTCTCTCTCGTGTCCGGGTTACGATCGGTCTCAACTTCGACACCCTTCTTGATGAACATGGTTACAGCTTTCTTGGTAGCAACGACAATCGTGCCCTTCGCAGCGTTCTTCTTGGTGTAGAGATTCACACCGCCGACCGTTCCGACATAGCCGGTTCTTGCAAAAGCCTCCACATACTTGAGACTCTCTTTGAGTTCCTTACGGAGCGCAGCCATGTCAACCGGGTGAACGAATGCAAACGTGATCGGTGCAACCTTGCTCGGGTCGTTGTCGCCCTCTTCGATGTTGATTGCAGCGATTGCATCCACGAACGAATCAAAACCAATGCTCTCGGAGAACACAACCAGGTTGCCCTTCATGTACTCACCGTACACATCCTTGTTCACGGTGTTGAACATGTCCGTGCCCATGTGCTTGGTACCGGTCGGAACAAGCATCGGGTCGGTCATTTCCTGCTCGTCATAGTATTTGAACTCGTTCTGTGCAAGCTGAATCTCGTACTCTCGCTCTGTAAAACTCACCTCGATGGACTTGGTATTACCCTGGCCCATTGCAAGCTTCTCCGTGGCATTCGTAGCGCGATAGACGTTAATCTTGCGCTTCATACCCGCCGTGCCGACAAGACTGTCATCCACGGTGCAGAACTGCTGCAAATTGAGGTGAGAATCGAACTGATCGGAAATCTCGTTGGACAGATAAAAATTACTGTAAATAGTGTGAGCCATTACTCATTACCTCCGCTGTTAGTGTTGTAGAGCGCCGCATACTCTTCGGGATTGCTCACAGAGAAAGCGTATCTCTCCTGCGAGGACAAACCACGGAATCGCTCCAGTGTCATCGTTTTCGACTCCCCGTCCGGGACGGGTCTCGGTGTGTCTTTAAGGGCTTCTGCGCGAACCCTCTTCTCGACACTTTCAAGATGTTTCCTCTGAGCCGCAAACACTGCCTCGGTATCACCGTTCACCATCGCTTCTGCCGTGGTCGCCGCAAGGTTCTCTTCGTAGCCCATTCCGAGTAGCTTTGCTTTGCACTCGGAAATCTCGGTCTTTTTGAGCAACGCCTCGTACTTGGACTGCAACTCTTCCTGCTTCTGCTGCTCCTCAAGCTTCTGCTGCTCTTCTGCGCTCATCTTCTCTCTGAGTTCTCGCTTCTTAGCGGCCAGTTCGGACGCCACCTCATCAAACCTGGACTTCTTGATATAACCCGTGTAATCCGGGTCGGCGGTCTCATAGGCTTCAAGCGCCGCAATCTTCTCCTCAGCGGTCATATTTGCGTAGCCTTCAATCTTGGAAACATCAATTTTTGCCATTTCTTACTCCTTGTGTTTACACTTCTCTGTGTTCGTTGTTCGTGTGATTAAGGTTTTCTCTAACCATGTTCTCCGTTGCTTCCCGCTCACGCTGTTCCTCGTAATATTCCATACTCATCGAGTAAGCCGATTCAGCGTCCGTAAAAAGCCCAGAGTGCTGAAAAGCCAACTGCGGGTGAATCTTCGGTTCTTGTAACATCGAAATGAGCACCTGCGACTTGCTCTGAATCGCCTCGTAATTTCTACGGGTGAACTTCATATCGATCTCTCTCAACTTGAGGTTGAGACTGTCCTTTTCGTGGCAGATATGTAGCACCAGTTTGAGCATCTTCTTCTCAGAGCGCTTAAACACGTTCTCGCTGTCCTTGGCTCTCGCTTCTGCGTCCGACCAACCGTCTCTTAGAAGCACTGCCGCTCCCGTGTCGCTTGTAGAAGAACCACCGTTGCGGTTCGGCAGGCCACATATTGCCAAAATCGCGTTGTAGTAATCGTCCTTGAGTGTCTGCGACTGCGACTGATTCAAGTCCGTACTCACCACCGCCACGTCTGCGTTGAGTCCATCGCTCGACTTCACCTTGATTGCACCAAGGCTCAGAAATTCCTCGAATCCCTCTTTGTCAATGTCACAGTTAATGAACTTGATAAACGCCTGTACCATTTGCTCCATGCCGTCCAGGCGATTGCTCTCAACGTTGTTGATAGCGTCCAGTAGGGGAAGAACAATCTCAAATGCTCCGAGCCGAGCATTGTTTGCGGGGTATTCGATAATCGGGATGCTGTTCATGGCGTGCGCTTTTACACCCACCTCCACACCGAGGTCACTCAGAGAGTAATACCTGTTCTCTGTGTAGACCGAGTAATGCCGATACCCGTTCTCATCGGTGTTGTACTTAACCGCCATAAGTGGTTTGTTACCAAGTTCCGTGGAATACACCACAAAGGTGTCTCGCGGATCCAACGTGTATAACTCAAACGGTGCTTCGTCCTCTTCCGCAGCATCATCCGGGAACACCCCTCGGTATGCCGTACCACACACCATCTGCCACTCCACCAACTCTTGGTCTTGCGAGGCCTTGTCCTCTGCGAACATGAACTCGTTCAGCATGTTAATCTGTTTAACGACTTCCTCCCCGCCGTTCCTACTCACGTACTGAATCGGCTCACCGCAAAGGTAACCAACCTTGAACGACACAATCTCGTTCGCCCGGTTCTCCACAATCTTGTTGCAGATTTCGGGTCTAATGTTCTTAACCCTATGAAGAATCGGCTGATCTCCCTTGTAGTACTTCCAGAGGTAATCAATCTCGCTGCGGTTCTGCTCGTGAGTGAAGAGCGCCTGTCTAAGAACGTCCCCCACGTTCTCTTCGGTGATTTCACTCACACTGCTCTTAATGACGCGCCGACCGCTCATTACCCGCGTTCGACTGCCTATCTGAGACTTGCTCGTATCAATCGTGTGTCCCACGCTCCCCTCCTCTCCGCAAATAAAAAATGGGTGCACAATTACAGGGGTCTATGTGACCCGTGCAATCATGCACCCACAAAATTCATCTTAACTCATTTTAACTCTATATTTTGTATATGTCAACAATTTTAACGCATTATGTTGTGTTTTTCCGTGGATTTTTACACATTTCGATTTACCACGGCCTTTTGAAAACCTCAACCTTCGTTCCGGCAAGACTTTGCGCGTACTCTGCAAGCATGGCAAGACCGTCCGGCACGTCATCGTGCTTGTTCTTGCCTGCCACAGTGTAGGAACAGAGCATGTCCATCATTCGTCCGTAATCGCTGTTGCGCTTGTAGAGGCTCATGTCCTTGAACAAACAATGCTCTTTCACCCACGCGCTGTTCACGATAATCTTGGTCTCTTTGTTGCTCGTTGTGAACTTGGTGGTAATGTGCGTTATACCGCCTTTCTTCTTCACATCGCCCTGCACCTTCTCGGCAACCCTGCCGCCTGCGGAATTACTTTCAAACCGGCAGGAGTTAACCTTATAACGCACCAAAATCTCCACAAGCCTAGCATCAACAATGTTGGGCAGGCTGTTATCACACACGCAATCCTCAATGTAGTAATCGTTCCCATACACGCGCACCACCGGCAGGAACGCGTAATCAGAACCCTTGTCCTTGGTATCACAGATACCGATAACAGCATCGGGGTCTTCTGAGGGCATATCAAAATACCTGCGCAACTCATCTTCGTCATAGAGCAGGCCTTCACGCTCAATCGGGTTGTTCATGAAGAGCGCCTTGTAGGAAGCATCGTCCAAGTTCGCCGCCATGTCCTCAAAATACTTTTTGCTGAACCCCACACCGTAATCGTAATCGAAATTGCTTTCGCCGTCCTTATCCAGAGCAGGTAGGACAATAAATCGCGCTCTATCACTAGCACCGTACATGTCCTCCAACCGACCGATCACATCATGCACCGACCAACGTGTAGCAATGTGTATCTCTTTCGCACCCTCTTTCTTTCTGGACTTTAGATCGTTCGTGTAGGTTGTCCACAGCTTGTCCAGTCGCTCTTTACTCATGGCCTCTTCAATGCCGGAACACAAGTCATCGGCATACAGAATCTTGTCACAACGCGTAGCACCTGTGAGAGACGCATTGATTGCCCTACAGGTGAGCGTTGAGAACCTGTGTCGTTTGTTCAGATCAATTGTCTCTTCTTTCGAGTTCGTTGCCGCCATGGCTACACCCGGGAACACGTCTTTCCAGAGATATTCGCAATCAGTGATAATCTGATACACACCATCGTAAAACGACCGTGTGAGCATACCGGAGTGTGCAGAGGCCAACGACTGTGAATCCGGGTACTTGCCCATCACCCATGACAGGAAGAATATACCGAGCGTAGATTTACCTGTTCCTGGCGGCATGGAAATGGTTAATAGGTCAAGTTCGTCATCAATCAACCCCTGCATCGCCTCTACGACCGGGTGCATCACCTTTCTTCTCGGCGCATAGAACTTCTTGTCCGGTTCTCTTTCCCACTCAACGTACAAGAGATAGCTTTCAAAATCGTATGGCGCGGCCGCAAGCAGTACACGCTTGTGCAGAAGGAACAGGTCTCTCAGTTCCGCTCCTGCAACGGGGATTCTACTCTCTATCAACTCCGAAAGGATTTTCAAATACTCTACGGCAAGCCGTTCGTCCTCTTTCATCGTCTCAAGACACATATAGTACAGGTCTGTATACCCTCCTGCGTCACCCGGGGTCTTTTTTATTTTTCCGAGAATTTTTTCAAGTAGGTCTCTCATCTTCTCTCCTTCACTTTCCGACAAACAAAAAGAGCGCGTCATCGTTTTGCGATAACGCACCCTCTCTAAATCTCAACGGCAGGGGTTTCCGATTCACCCGCCCTGCTGCACATGGTGATACAATCATACCATTTTCTGTCCTGTTTTTCACGGAGTTTTTCCTCGGAGTAGTTAAAGGAGTTAAAAATCGATTTTTTCCCTAACTTTTCTTAATACGCGCGTACTAGAGAAAGTTATAGCAAAAACCGTATTTTCACTACTTTCTACTACTTCCCCGTCACCCCAGGGTATCTTTTTCACCGAGTTACCCGGGAAATCGACCCGATCGAGGTAGTGTAAGTGGTTTAAAATCAAATTTTACAGTAACTTTTCTTAATACGCGTGTACTAGAGAAAGTTATGGGAAATTTCTAATTTTGACTACCTTTACTACTTCCCCTGCGATCACTCCCTCGGAACGTAGGTTAGAACAATGTCGTAACCCAACTCCTCCATCATTCGTACAAACATTCTGTTCACAACATCGTTCTTTTTCAAAAGACGATTGACATATTGACCGGTTGTTCCGATTGCTTCACCGAGATCAACCTGTGTCATTCCCGCTTCGACCAGCTTTACCTTGGTGTCGATTTCAATATTGTTTTTTACCATGTGTGGCTCCTTTCAATCTTCCTTGGTTGAATTGTAGCACAGTGTTGTTTGAAAATCAACTTATATGTGTTATTTTTAACACTGAATAACAGCTTTTTGTTTTTGGAGGGTGTGCGGAGCACTCCCTCCCGCGCCCTGCCCGCTCCCCTATCCCCCCCGGGTGGGCACGGGAACGCCCCCTGTGACACACCACGCGCCCCGTAGACACGCCCCAACACCTTAACCACACAAACACCCGCCTAAAACTCAAACACGCCTCAAAACGCCTTATAGCGCGTCATAGCGCCTAACGGGTAAACGCACAACGTAAAAAGGTAGGACGGACGCCCTACTCTGGAATATAAAAAGAACCCGGCATGAGCCGGGTTATTTTGTTCTTTTGAGTAAATCGCCTAGTAGCAGAAACGGAAACGTTAACACAATTAGTAAAAAAAGAACCATGAAATCACCCCCTTCTCAAATGTGATCCAACTTGTTAATGCATACATGCGGAAAATCTAAACGCGTTCTGTGCCACGTGTCCCCGTCTATCGGGTAAATACAAGTACCGCCCGCACCGTCTATGTAAACGCGATTACCGCGTACAAGCGTCCCGTCCTGTCTACACCCCACATAGCGGGTGGTAACCAACGTTACCCCGTTATCATACACCCGCCCGGGATCTCCGTCTAGCCACTCTAACGCTGCTATGAAATCTTCCTTGCTTACGCCCGTGAATGCGTGCCAATTCTCAAAAATGCGACTTTGTCCCGTCTCTACAAGCCATATGCGCGTCTCAAGCGCCGTGTGTCGTGCCATAGTGTCCACCCCCTCATACTAGCGCAGCATCCGCTGCGCTTTCCGCTAATTTCACCGTCCCGCGCTTTATGCCGTGATAGAAAGCGTCTACGCTTAACTGATTACTAACGTCCACCCACCCCGCGCGGGTTTTACGAAAAACCTTAGTACGGGGCGTGTGCATACGTTCGTCCGTTTCAAGTTCTCTTCCGTAGTTAACCTTTTGCTCATAGCTTATGCACACCCGTTGCCCCGCTACAATGTGCCATATATCGGGGTTATACCAACGCCGCGCCATGTTTTCATCGAAAAAACGCACACCAAACAACCGATACACCCAATGTTTTTTCACTTCCACGGGTTCAACGTCCGTAAGTAATACGCGGTGTTTTTCACACTCCTCGGCCGTAAGGATTTCATCCTTGACAAGGTTTATTCTGTTTGCAAACCTACCACGTTCCGCGCCCTCGGCGCTTGCCTTAACTTTGTAATACAGCATCTCTTTCCCCTCTCCGCGCTTATTTCACTGTAAAGCGCATGTACTCCGTCTCCGTGGTGTACGCGTCATAAAGCGCCGCGTGCTCTTCTTTAAAGCCCTTCGTGTCAAAGCGGCGCGTCTTGTACGGCTTGTATGTAACCCTGGTTGCCCCCGCCGTGACACTATCCGCGCCCGCCATTAGTAGCAAGATCTCGGCCTTTAAACCTTCGTTGATCGCGTCCAACTCTTCTTTAAGCCGCGCGTTTTCGCGGTACTCTGTGCAAAGCTTCTCTAACGGTGTCATACCTCTACCCCCTCTTTGTAATCGTATTCCAGGATTGCCCCCGTGCTATCCGGGTTGCACGGTTCACCGTTGAACCTGTCCACATAGCGGACGGGGATATAAAAAGCGGTGTAACGTCCCGTTTCGGTGTTGCGTATGTTGTAGAACTCAAACGCGTTTAACACCCGCTCAAAACTTTCGCTTTCCGAACGCTCTTTGCTTACAGCGCATTCCGGGTACCACGGCGCGCCCGGTCTAAGGTTCACCGGGCATAGCACCACCTCAAGCCCCGCGTTGTACGCGGCGCGTGCCTTTGCTTTGCTAATGCGGGTGTAGGTTCTACCCCCGTACGTATATGTGTACTGTCTCATGCCGTTTCCCCCTCTTCTTTCAGTCCGTCAAGTGTCCACTCTTTGAAACCCGCCATGTACCGCGTATCGGTGAAACTTTCCCGTATATCCCACATGCCGGGATATTCCAGATAATGCACGGGTACATGAAAAAACGCATAGCGATCTGTGTCATTCCGGCACATACAACGCTCAAAACTCTTTACAAGGTTGTTAAAACGCTTGGCGCGTACGTCATACTTTTCGGCGGGGGCAAAGGTTTCTACCGTGCTACGGGTACCCTGTAATCTCATGTGCGTTTCATTGGTTACAACCCTGTGAAACAAATCGTTTCCGATTAAGACCGTGTAGCCGTGCGCGTACAACCGGCGCGCCTCTCTTTTATCTACCCGCCACATATATACCCCCGCGTCTGTCTTAAAACGTTGCCATTTCATACCGTTACCCCCTTCTCTTTTCGATCTCAAAAAAGCTTTTTTCCGGGCTATAGTACTGTTTCACCTCATACCCGCATTTTTCAAGGATTGCTATAAGGGTGTTTACACCTGTGCCCCGTTCGTAGTACGGGATAGCCCCGTACCCCGCGCCGTATCCTATGGCCTTTTCGTTGCTGATATTTTCATCACCCGCAAGCGCCGCTTCTTTCACGTCATACAGGATTTTAAGCGTTCCCGGGCAAGCGTTTAACGCATCCGCTATAGCGGCGCTTTCTTTATCGTACCCGCAACCCGTAGCCGTGCCCGTGTAAACTTGTTTTTCAGCAATCATGCTTACATGCGGATTTTTCCCCCACACCCTGGATTTTTTCCACTCTGTTAATATGGTTATGCGATTTGGGGTTGTCACTGTTTCGACCTGTGCTATTTTTTCAAGTACCGCGCTTCGGATCTTTTCAAGCGTTGCTCTCATGCGCTTTTCAGCGCGTATTACATAGGTGTCAACCCCGATTTCTCCGTTGTTGTACTGTGTTATCGTGTGTTTAGTTGCCCACACCGCGGCCGTTCTCAAAGCTTCCATTGTTGCACCGTTCCGACTGTCTACCGCTAAAATCCGATCACTGTTTTCGCGTATGCGCTTTTCGTACTCCGCACGCACAGCTTTCCTAAGATTTTCGTATCTCATATGTTCACCTCTTTCCGTCCCCCGATCGGGGGGCTGTTTTGTTTCGGTTCAGTTGTCAAGGTGCTTTGTTTGTGTTCCTCTGTCGTTGTGCCTTTATGATACCACCCGCCGTGTTGTTCGTCAACACTTTTTATGTTGTTTTTCAAGATTATTTTTTGGTTTTTAATCCTATTCGTGTTTCTTCCATATGAGGGCGTGTTATTTTTCCAATCGCCTCCCCGCGTGCCGTGTGCATATAGCAGCGGATCCGGTTGTAGCGCGTACCGCCCTGGATAGGGTGCTGATCCGGAGCGGGACGTTGTAATAATTTTGTTTTCACCAATTTTGCGCAATAAAAATCCCCGGTTCACCTGCGCGGTGTTCCAGGGACACAAAGTCGAAAGTCGAAAGTCGAAAG